CTGCACCATCTTCAATTTTGGCAGCGGTAATAATACCGTCTTCTATATCACTAGAAGTTAAAGCTGCTTTTCTAGGTTGCTTACCAATGTATGACATATATTACCCCTACGTTATTTCCATTATAGAAAGTGTACCTGATAATTTATCAGCTACTGAACAATCTATTTTTAATTCATCTGTTGTCTCTAAGACAACTTTACCACCAGATAGAATCTCAAGTGAAGATCCTGCTGGAATTGTTACGTCTTTCACTAAGAAAGATGTTCCGTTTGCAGCGTTATTAGCTACAGCTCTGTTTGCTGTATCACTTACAAGTTCTACTTCGCATGTAACTGCACTAGAATGTATATTTGTAAGTATTAAACCAAGAACTACTGTAGTTGTGCTTCCTGCACAAGTATACATCTTATAAGCAGTACCTGCTGAAGCTGGCTCTGCTGCAAATGTAACTACTTTAAATGTATTCGCCATTTGTTATTCTCCCTGTTATTTATATTATACTGTTGTTTGTTAAAAAAGTCAATGTTTATTATCCTAGTGCAATTGCTAATGCAGTTGGATCAGCTATGTTTGCGTTAACTAAAGTTATTACTCTTGATAAAGCTGATTTTCTATTTGTCCCACCAGCACCATCATCTACTACGATTAAATCAGCTGTTGTTAAATCTGCCCCAATATCTGTCCCACCATCAATATCCAATGTACCTAACCCAACAGTATTACTAGCTGCTGTAAGTGTTTTATTTGTTAAAGTGTCTGTTGAAATAAGAGACATTAAAGTTGAGTTACCACTCGCTGGTAATAATAAAGTGTTAGTTACACTTGCAGAGTGTGGTTGTGCAATAACTTTTTGTCCATGTGAATTACTTTCACAGTTAAATACTATAGCACCAGAGTTTGTATTACCTCTTACAACAACTGTTCCAGTTCCATTAGGAGCTAAATCAATAGTTGCATTTGAAGTAGTAATAATATCTGCACCATTCATATCAAGATTACCACCTAATTGAGGTGAAGTATCTTGTACAATATCTGTTATTGCTGAAGATGTAGCAAGTCCTGCTACAAGAACTGATCTTGCAACTTTTTTAAGTCCACCACCAGAAGCATCGACTGCTAATAAAGTATCTCCAGATGCAATAGTTGAAATTGCAGATAAATCTGTAACTGCTACAGGATTAAAATTAGTTCCGTCTGCAATCAATAAATGACCTGCAGTGTTTGTAGCCATAGTAAGATCATCTCCACCAATTGTAAGATCTCCAGCTAATGTAACATCTGCACCATCAAATGTTAATGCAGTTGTTGTTCCTGATTTAATTATTAAATCCCCTGATGTATTTGTTGCACTACCAAAAGTAGTACCGCCATCTTTAAAAAATATATCTCCACCATTAGCATCTAATATAACATCACCTTCAACATCTAATGTAAAATCACCAGCATCGGATATTGTACTGCCATTTATTGTAATGTCATCAACTGTTAAAGTTGTTAAAGTTCCTAAAGATGTAATACTTGATTGTGCTGCAGTAGTTACTGTTGCTGCTGTACCAGAAGCGTTCCCTGTTAAATTTCCAACAAAAGCACTGCCAGACAAAGCTGTAAAAGTATTTGCTGTAAATCTAAAATCATCTGCCCCAGCTATTTTAATATCTATCTGATCATCTGTATCTGCTGTTAAACTTGTATCACCATCTGCATCTAAAATTAATTCAGTACCATCTAAATCAGTTGCTCCACCTAATCCTGCATCAACAATATTTGTTCCATCAGAAAATACTAATTTTGTCCCTTTATCGGATACTGCAAAAGTAACACCTGTTCCTGAAACTGTTTTAAACTGAACAGTGTGGGCTCCTGAAGTTCCATTAATAATTATATATGTTTTTTCTATTGAATCTGGAATAGTTACAACTTGATTTCCTGATATTGTTCCTGTAAATTTTATGACAGCGTTTTGAAGAGTTGCTGTAGCAGCACCGTCTGTAATTGTTAATGCTGTAGTGTCTGCACTACCTGCTATTGATTGTTCTACGTAACCAGCAATTGCTGTGTTGACAATGTCTAAATTGGTATTAGTTTTATCTCCCCAAGTACCGGCGTTCTCGCCAGTTGCCATTTTCTCTATACCAAGATCTGTAAATGTTGATGCCATAATTTATTATACTCTTTTCTTGTTAATTTTCCATTTATTTTTAAGGTGTTGCAGAGTCAATTTTTGTTCTAATTGTACCATCTGTATAATCATCTCTACGTCTTCTACCTGTTTGTTCTAACGCAAATTTTTGAGTTTCTTCTTTATATTTACCATCATATAATTGAAGCATATCAATTGGACCTTTTAAATAAGAAAAAGCTTCTACTAAACAAGCATATAATAATCCATTAGGAAAATTTAAACTTATGTAATTAGTTGTAGTAGATGCGCTTAGACCTGTTGGTCTGGCATTGTAGTGAATTTTGTATACGTATGTTGTATTGGGTATTGGAGACAATAAAACTCCTCCTGAAGTAGTGTTTGTAACACCTGTTTCTCCACCTTTCATAGCATAGTATTTTGGTCTAGCAGTAGAAGCTGGATTATTATATTCTGCTAAATATGTAACATCTTTTTTCTCTAACCAAATTGGATTAGTTAATGAAGATGTTGCATCTGCAACTTGTACACCTCTTACAAATAAAGCTCCTGCTGGAACGTTAACATGTTCTTGATTAGCAACCATGTTGTCTGTAGCTGAGGTTCTGTGTGAATCAATAGGAACATCTCTCATAATTCTAGTTTCAGCATTATCAATAAACTGATTTGTAATTGTACTTGACAATACAGATGTACCTACTTCAGTATAGTTTAAAATTGCTGTTGTTAATGTTGCGTAAGTAAATCCTGCCATTATGCTGTTAGAGTTACCGGTCCGACTGAGACTGGATACCCTCCTCCTCTTTGTTGTCCTACTGTTGCTGTGCTTGTGTTAACAGTAAAAAAAAAATTATCTGTTACGTTTGTTGTAACTCTCGCGCCACTAACAAACTTTCCTGTAGTAATAGCATAACCAGCAGCTTTTGCAATGTTCGATCCTGCTATCCCATCAAACGATCCTGGATTTGTATATGTTCCAGCAACTGATGGTGTTCCTCTAAATCTATATGTTGTTCCATTTGTTAAACCGTGTTCAGGGGAAAAAACATTTATTACACCTGACGAAGCTGCATAAGTTGTAAATGGATTTTCTGGTAATAATTGCGCTACAGCAGTTTCTGTTCTATCACCTCTTATATTTAATAATGCTTGTGCATCACCTTTGTGAGCTTTTGGATCAATTTGAGGATGTTTTGATTCAAATTCTGAAATATGAACTAAAGAACCATTCCATTCTTTTACCATTTCATTATATGGAAACTCCATTCCTGATCTATCTGATATTGCTTTTGCGTGTTTTCCTGATGCGTATGCCATAATTATATATTCGGGTAATAAGTTTGAGGAGTTATAAATGAACTAGATGCAGAACCATCTTCTGCTAAAGCTCTAGCTAATTCAGTTTCATAAAGCGCTTGCATTTGTTGAACTAATTGTGGTGCAAATTTTTGTGCTAAGTAAAAAGCTAAACCTGATGCCATACAAGGTACAAATCTATAAGGCACATCTGTTGAATCTGTGTAAGTAGAATCAACATCTTCTATTCTTTTTAAATAAAAGAAATTTATAGCTTTAGCTGCGTTAGTTGCATCTGGTGTTGGATAAATTGTAAATGTAGTTTTGTCTATGAACCTTTGAACAAAATATTGTGAAGGTGTTCCTTTAGAAAGTTTATTTCCTAAAGCAGAATAAGCTGATCTTGCTATTTTAGTTAATCCAGAATCTGATTGGTTAACAGCAGTTCTATTGTTTCTTAAAGTTGCTTCAAGAACATCTGCTACACCATAAGTATCAGCAGGAGTTGTTACAGCACTTGTACCATCAGAAGTTGCTCTAAAAAATATATACTCAGATTGACCTTCAACAAGATTAATATCTGTCTCACTAACTTCCCAGTAATGTACACCTCTATTACCCCATTCTTGAAAAAGAATGTTTAAAGATCTTCTTGCAGTTTTTAATTGATAACCAGAAACAGATTGTAAACCTATTCGTTCATAAGCTTCTGTTATTATTTCATCTACAGCAAAAGTTTTATCGAAAGTAACTGTGCCAGATGTTGTATTGGCCATAAGCTACCTCCTAATATAATTTTTTAAATTCTGCTATTACCGTATACATGTTACCCGCATCTGCGGCACCTGCAACTACAAGGTTAACATCACTTTGATTACTGTTAGCTGATTTGTCAGTTTTTAATCCACCAAATTCTCTAAAATCCCAATAACCTGATCCTGTTAAACCAATAATAGGTATATCACCATTGTTATCTTCTTCATCCATACGAATAAAAGAATCTCCACCATTTCCAGTATCAGCTGAAAACCATACTCTTTGTAATACTAAGTGTAAACAAGATGCACCATTTGCATTGTTAGCCATTGCTGACACATCTCCAAAAACTGTTGATCCGCCATCTCCGTCTGATTCATTTACGTATTTAATAACCACTCTAACATCATTTTCTTGCATGATAGTTGGTCCTGTTACTGTGTCTGCCATAATCCCTCCTTAATCAAGATTACTGAATGGGGCCGAAGCCCCACTCTAATTAGTTATTAGTTATTAGCTGTTGTAACTGCGATAGTTCCACCAGTAGTTCTAATCATCATTTTTACAGCCATACTGTCTGTGTCAGCAGCAGCTTCAAAATAAATGTAAGATCCAGCTTTGATAGTCGTTTCTGCAGCAGATGCTGTTAAGATAATCTTAGCATGTGCATCTGTAGTTCCTGCTTC